CGGTTGCGACTGTGCAACGCGTGTTGGGCACTCTGCCCCCCCCCACAGGAGCCCGACCAGCTAGAACAAGCGTATAAAAACGCTGTGGCTTTCGGTGATCAACACGAAGCGGAGATGCTGTTTAGGATGATTCAGGAGAAAAAGCAGCGTCTTGATCAGCCGGGTACAACGATCTTTCCGTCCGCCTGGGCTTGAATAGATTCGTTACCTGCTATGATCATGGTGCATGATTCAGCCTGCACAAAAGATGCGAGAATATCGTCAACGTCATCCTGGCGTTGATAAAGAAAGCAAAGAACGATATCGGGCTAAGCCTCAAACCCAAATCCGCGAAAAAGCGGTTCGTTTGGCTAAAGATCGTCGATGGCGTAGTGACAATCGTGAAAAGGTACGTGCTTCACAACGCCGACAAAACCATATTCGACGCGCGTCGGAGGGGTCGTACACAGATGATCAATTGATGGCGCGGGTAATTTTTTGGGGTGGGTTGTGTTATCTCTGCGGGTGTGATTGGGAAGCTCTGCCGACTAAGGCCAATGTCCTTCTGGGCCAACGTTACAAAACCATCGATCACGTAAAGCCCGTGAGTCGAGGCGGTTCTAGCTGGCCTGCCAATTTGCGTCCCGCTTGTAACCTGTGCAACTCCAGCAAGAATGCCCGAAACAGAGGGGTAATAGTAGATGCCCGAGTATGATTCAAAGCGGTTGGACGCCGAGTTGCAGCGTCTTCGGCAAAATGGTCTAGTGATGCCCCGGCACTCTGGTCGTGCCGCGCAGTCATACGGTGAGGCCGTTGACACGACCCGTCGTCTTCAGCGCGCCGCAGGGGTGGGTCTTGACAAGCTGTCTTACTCAGTCGGCAAGCCGATCAGAGACGGCGACGATCTCAACTCTCCTGAGGTCCGTAGGATGCTCAAGGAGAACGAGGCCAAGGTACAGGCCATGGGCAGTAAACGCATCCTCTCGAAGAAGATGCAGCGCACGGGGGGTATCAATCCTTCCTCGCCAATGGGCGGCGACGCCTACAACGCGATTCCGCGCTTCTATGACCCACTGGAGTACTGGGACCTATCGGGCCTCCCGTGGAACGTCGCGGACGAGGGCCATCGCCACAAGCTTCACAAGTGGCTACGTCTGTACTACGCGACCCATTACCTGGTGCCGACGCTGATCGACATCTTCACTCGCTTCCCGTTGATCGGCATGGAGCTAGAGTGCAAGGACAAAGGGCTCACCGATGTCTACGAGGAGATATTCCTCAACAACCTCAAATACGCTGACTTCCTCGTGGCCCTCGGTCGCGAGTACTGGTGCGTTGGCGAGGCATTCCCGCTCGGCTCCTTCGATGAGGACCTCGGCGTCTGGGAGCACGAGGAGTTGATCAACCCGGAGGATGTCGTGATCGACAACTTCCCGTTCCTCAATACGCAGCAGTTGAAGATCGTTCCACCGGACTACCTGCGCCGCATCGCTCAGACCAAGAGTCCCGCGCGAGAGTGGTACCTACTCCAGGAGCAGTACACGGACCTCATCCCGTACTTGCTCAAGGGCGAGCACATTCCGATCTCTCCGGTGATGATCCGCCAGGTTGCCAACAAGACGAACAACTGGGACGACCACGGCACGCCGATCCTCCTGCGTGGACTCCGCACGCTGCTCTACGAGGAAAAGCTACTCGCGTCTCAGGAAGCTATCGCCGAGCGCTTGTACTCGCCGCTCATCCTAGCGAAGCTTGGCATCATGGACATGGGCGATGGCCTACCGCCGTGGTTGCCGACGCCTTCTGAGCTTGAGTCCGTTCGAGACGACCTCGACATCGCGTTGTCGTCGGACTTCCGCCTCATGGTCCACCACTTCGGGCTCGACATCACATCGGTCTTCGGGCGCGAGCAGATGCCGCGTCTGGGCGACGACTTCGACCGCATCGAGCGTCGCATCATGCAGGTCTTCGGCGTCAACCCGTCGCTCCTCTCCGCAGGCTCGAACTCGCAGCCGTATGCTTCGAGCGCCCTCCAGGCCGAGTTCATGAATCAGGTCTTGAAGACCTTCCAGAACATGCTCAAGAACCACTACAAAGAGCGCGCTCTGGTTGTCGCCGAGGCACAGGGTCATCAGGACTACGAAATGAAGGGCTCGACACGCGTCCCGATCTTCGAAAGGGTCGTCATCTACGACGAGGAGGGCAACAAGGAAATCAAGGAGGTCCCGAAGCTTCTCGTGCCCGAGTTGAAATTCTCGACCTTCGATCTACGCGACGAGCAGACCGAGCGTCAGTTCCTCATGGAGCTACGTCAGATGGGCGTGCCGCTCCCGAACGAGGACCTCTTGATCGGCGTCGAGTGGAAGTACAAGGACAAGTTCGAAGCCTACAATCGCGAGTTGAAGGAACAGACCATCGCGCAGCAGCGTGCGAAGATGGAGACGTACTACGCGCTTACCGTCCAGGGCTTGCCGGTGCCGCTCGACCTCAAGGCTGAGTGCGAGTCTGTGCTGGTCCACGGTCCGGGCGCTGGAGGCGGAGCCCCGCAGGGCGCAGAGCAGGGCATGCCGGGTCCTGGTGGACCAGGTGGAGGCGCACCCCCAGGTGGGGCCGCAGGAGGCGCAGGAGCAGGCCCAGGAGGCGCAGGGATAGTCATGCCGCCAGCACCGCCTGGATTGGGAGCCGGTCCGGGCACAGCGCCTCCAGGGGGCGGACCACCCGCAGCTAGCCCGATGGCCCCTGGACCGGCTGGTACCGTACCCCAGGTATCCAACGAGCGCCGTCCTGGTTTGACCTACAACACGGCCATGCATCCGGAGACGGGCGAGACGATGTGGAAGATCAGCGCACGCAAGGAATCGGACTTCGATGCCTTCATGGAGGAGAACCCGGACCTCGGCCTCGCGTTCACGGACTTCATCGCTGATCGCACGACGACCGAGTACGCGGACCTCTCGCGTGAGGAACTAGAGGACATTCACGCAGACTGGCCGAAGGATGCCGCGACGTATCAGCAGAAAGTCTCTGATGAGATCGCTTGGCGCATTGTGGAGGCTAGGGCTACCGAGGAGCGCGAGGATACGGAGAAGACCGCTGCTATAGTGGACGCACCAGCAGAGACAGAGTTCGTCTTGAAGGACAACCAAGAGCTTCAGAAGACTGCCAGCGGCGATGAGTACATTGTGGAAACCCCAAGCAAGCGTCGCGTTCGAATCGAGCAGCAGAAGAAGTACTCGATCATCGACAGCCTTCACGCCGACATCGACCCAGATTTAGACCTCGACCCAAAGGATGATGACAAGAGTGAGTCAACAGAGCCAGAGTCGTCTTGACCAGGAGCCATACTTCTCTCTCGCCAAGCAGTTGATAGAGGCAGGCGACACCAACAGCGAAGTGGCACATCGCATCACTGAAGACCTCGATCTGCCGACCACCGAGAAGTCAATTCGTAGGTTCCGGAAACGCAATCACATCGGAGCACCATGTCCGGTGGACTCACGAAAGGGCAGCGTGCGTTATCACGATGGCGATCAGGCCGACGTGACCACGCCAGCCGGGACTGGGCTTGTGCTGGATGACCCGGATACGATGTTGCGTGAGCGCGGTCTGAATCCCAAAGACTGGGTGATCGACGGCGCGACTGTCAACGAGTGGGATGGACCGAGCCAAGAGGGACCGGTCACCTATCACCAGGCGAAGCTCCATATCAAGCGTAAGCGTCCTGAGCTACAAGTCTTCCCTGCGCGCTCCGATGGATGGACCGCCCCTCCGCGAGCGAAAGCCTCGAACAACAAGACCAAGCTTATCGTCGTCACGGGCGATCAGCAAGCACCCTTCCATGACGAGAAGCTGCATTACCTGTTCTGTGGTTGGCTAGAAGAGAACGAGCCGGACCAGGGCGTAGCTCTCGGCGACAAAGTGGACTTCCCGGACATCAGCCGACACAGGCTCGATCCCGAGAACACCGCTAAGGTCAACGAGTGTGTCCAGTCGGGCTACGATCTATTTCGCGGCTATCGCACGGCGAGCCTCGATACCGAGTGGCTCTTCATGCCGGGTAACCACGACGAGCGCATCCGTAACATCCTTCTCGACAAGCCATCGGTACAGCCTCTCTATGGCGTCAAGCGTGCGACTCCCGAGGGCGAGGAGGACGAGAAGGTTCTCACGCTCCCGCATCTGCTACGTCTAGATGAGCTAGGCATCACGTATGTCGATCCGGAAGGGCCATACGACATGGCGCAGATCAGCCTAAGCAGCAAGCTCGCCGTGCGTCACGGTTGGATCGCTCGACAGGGCTCTGGCGTTACGGCACTGGCCACTCTCGAACACCTGGGCTACAGCGTCATTGTCGGCCACTCCCATCGGCAGTCCCTCGTCTACAAGACGACGCACGACATCGAGGGTGGCACCACGACCCTGACCGCAGCCGAAGCAGGCTGCATGTGCCGGATCGATCAGCAGGGCGGTAAAGGCGTTCGGAAGTTCCCGGACTTCTCCGTCCTTCCGGACTGGCAGCAGGGCTTTGCTACGGTCACGCTGCACCCGGATGGGCTCTTCCGCATCGAGCATGCGACCTACGTCAATGGCGTTCTGCTCTGGCGTGATCAACGCTACAAGTAGGCTGCTACACTGCGCGAACACGTAATCTTTTATCGATCCCGAGGCAATAATAGATGATGACCACGTACGACATATACAAGGGCGACACGAACGTAGGCACGGTGACCGTTAGTACGCACCGGGGTTCTTTCAGTTCGTCACGTCTGGTCAATACGTTCGGCACAAGAGCCACCGAGGGCCTTAGTGAAGAGATGGCGGAGGGTTTCATCACCCACGCGCGCATCGATTGGCCCGTGGTTGATGTAGTGGAGGCAGGCGAGACGGATTGTCCGTGGCGTCTGGTCGAGAGTTCAGAGCAACCGCAGGTATAAGGGTCCGCTACGCGGGCCGTCAAGTCCAGTCACAAGGAGAGAGGCACGATGCCTGTCCCAACAGTCAAGAAGGGCAAGAGGTCGAAGGGCCAGACGTACCAGCAGAAGCAGAATGCGGTCTGTATCACCCTCTATGACACGACCGGCGAGACGCTGAGTCCCCTCGCGCGGGAGGAGTTCGAAGAAGATGCTCTGCGAGTCGCGCAGCAGCACCCCAATGTCCTCCTGAGCATTGCGACGACATGAGGTTCCGTCGCCGTACTCCCATCGAGCGCCTAGAGAAAGTGCTTGTGAGGATGCTGGAGCGCGACCTGCGGGAGGATGCTCCCGAGTTCGCATTGATCGAGTGGTCGATGAGTGCGAACGATGGCAGGTTGAACCTACATGTGGCGACACAACCTGCGTACCGTCGTGAGCCTGTGGTATATTCGGTACCAGGAGGCGGTCCTGACTGATGAGCAAGCTAGCCAAACTCAACAAGCTGAAGTTCATCCCGGCCGGTGATCTGCCGAAAGAGCAGCAGAAGGATCGCGACGAGTATGAGGAGAACGTCAAGGAGTTCTTTGCGAATCCCCTCATCCCCTGGTGGACGAAGGTAGCAAGCGTCGTTTGTCCAGTTCGTCTGCACAAGCCGGAGCGCACACCAACCTGGTGTAAGCGTTGCGGACGCAAGCACAGCAAGCGGGCTGCGTGTGCCCTCGTCATGGTTGAGGACTTGACGACGGAGCCAAAGCAGTCTGATGACCCGGAGCAACAACGTCCGACCAAGCGCGTCGGACACTACATTCAACTATCGACATTGAAGGAGCAGACGGCATGAGTGACACGGCGGAGGTTCGCATCACCAACGAGAAGACCGGGGGGCAAAAGGGACAGAAGTTGCAGCGCTACGACCTGATCCCTTGGACCGAGATGGACAAGGTGGCTGCACTCTACGCCTTTGGTGCAACCAAGTACGCCGACCACAACTGGCGCAAAGGGTATCTCTGGTCCTTGTCATTCGCATCGCTCATTCGGCACGCCAAGGCATTCTGGGAAGGCGAGGCTCTCGATCCAGAAACCCAATGTCACCACTTGACCTCCGTCGTGTTTCACGCTTTGGCCCTGATGTACTTCGAAGACAATCACCCGGACCTGGATGATCGCTTCGCATCTCAAGACCAGAGCGAACCAGTGAGCTTGGAGGACCGATAGGTCGCATGAAGCTCCTACTGATCTACGTGACCTGCGTTGGCTTCGCGCTCCTGGGCGTCGTAAGCTTCGTAGAAGGCAATCCCAAGGTGGGAGTCGCGACAGTCTGTCTTGCGACGGCTAACGCGCTCCTTCTGCTATAAGGAGGGACCATGAAAACAAAAACGAAGGCATACCTATGTGGGCGGATGAGCGGCATTCCGCAGTTCAACTTCCCACGGTTCGATGAACGCGCAGCGCACTGGCGCAGCACGGGCGACTGGGACATCGTGTCCCCTGCCGAGCTAGATGATCCGAAAACGCGAGTAGCCGCACTGGCTTCTCCGGACGGTTCACCGGGCTCCGGATCGAACAACGGCGAGACGTGGGGCGACTTCCTGGCCCGCGATGTCAAGCTCATCGCAGACGAAGGCATCGAGGCCATCATCTGCTTGGAGGAATGGTACCTGTCGAAGGGCGGACGCCTGGAGGTCTTCATCGCGCGTCTCCTTGGGCTCCCGATCCTCAAAGACGCTGATCTCCAACCGGTTACGGCACAGGAAATCAAGAAAGCCTACGGTTTCCTCTTCGAGGGTGTTTGATGCCGTACATCACGCCCGAGCATCAGAAGGACGTGGACATGGGTACTCCCCCCGCTAATGTGGGGGAGCTAACCTACAAGCTTCAGCAAGCGCTGCGCGAGTACCTAGAGGAACACGGTCTTCGCTATCAGCAGCTTGCTGAGTGCCTTGGCGCGCTTGAGGGTTGCAAGTTGGACCTCATCGAGCGCGTGGTCAAACCCTATGAGGCGAAGAAGCGCAGCGAAAACGGAGATGTTTGGGGGACTCTTGCCGAGTAGTTACTACCTCAAGCGCAAGAGCGCAATCCTGAAGCGCCACAAAGCCAACAAAGACAGGGTTCAGGAATACAAGTTGGCGGTGGGTTGTTCGCGCTGTGGGTACAACAAGTGTGCTCTAGCATTGACGTTCCACCACACCGATCCTTCCAACAAGCGATTCAACGTGAGTCGTAGCATGAGCTATTCGTGGGAGACATTGAAGCGGGAGATTGCGAAGTGCATCGTCCTCTGCGCCAACTGCCACTACGAGTTGCACGAGGAGGACGGGGATAGCTTTGGGCGTTCAAGGGGCGATTTCTTGCCCGAGAGTCTGCTACACTGAGGCCCATGGCCGACATCAAGCACATCAGCATCAAGGAGTTCCGCGAGCGCGGATACCTCCAGGAGGCCAATCGGCGCTTCTTCCATCCCCTCGGTCTGGCCCTAGAGGTTACGGTCGATGACGAGACAGGCGAGGAGACGCTGAGCGGCGTCTGGGACTATCGTGAGGACCCCGAGGGCATGATCTTTGCCGAGGGCTATGGCTTGGATGTGACCAAGGCGGACAACGTGGACAATGACATTCGGGCGCACGAAGACGCCCGCTTCAAGCTCTTCGGAGCTATCGTGCAACCGTTGGAGCAGTCCTGATGAGCAACATTTCGGCTCCTGATCAACGGCTGCCCGACGAGCCTGAGATCGAGGAGACAGAGGAGACAGGGGTTCCCGATTGGGACCCAACCGAATACATTCCGGTGATGCGGCATCATCTGCATGACACGCTACTGAGCATTCATAACGCCCTTGGCAAACAGTCGGCAGAAGATATCGCTGAAGCCTACCGTGACAGGCGCGAGGTATCACGAACGTCGAAGCTGTCTGAGCAACTGATGCGCGTTGCAAATAGACTCGAAGGGTACCTGGGGTTCCTAGACGAGGAGGACGAAGATGAGCGACAAGATCGAGACAGTATTTCCGAGGATGAGTAGTTTCTCCCAGGAGCGTCCAGTGCGCGTCGAGCGCGCCGTTCCTCGTACGATCACTGAGCACACGAAACCCGGTCCTCCGGAGACGCGGATAGCAGCTTCAATTGACGCAGGCCCGAGCAAGCGTGAACTAGAGGAGTGGTATCACGTCCTCAATGACCTGGTACACCAGGGCAACGAAGACGAGGAGGTCGCCGATCTCCGTGACTCGATCTATAGGTACTTGCGATGATGGGACGCGTCAGGCCACGCCTGTTCATTTTGGCCGGGGTACCCGGCTGCGGAAAGAGCACATGGGCGCGGACCTTTTTCGAACCTCGGCTGATCGTCAGCACCGATGCCATTCGCGAGGTCAAGTGGCCCGGCGAGCCATACAAAGCAGAGCGCAACGATGAGGTCTTTCGAGAGTTCCACACTCGGATCGATTTCCTCTTGCGCCATGACAATGATGCCGTGGCGGATGCGACCTCTTTGGCATCTGCGGCCCGTTACGAGCTTTTGCGCACTGCCCATCTGCGCGGAGTAGAGGCCCACCTGGTCTTCTTCGACAATCCCTCGCAGGCGTTGCATCGTAATGCACAGCGCGAGGGATACGCTCTTGTGCCCGAGGATGCTCAGCAGGGAATGCTCAAGAAGTACCAGCAAGCGCGATGTGATATCCTAGACGAGAAGTACGCTTCCGTCACGATTATCGCTGGCACGCAATGACATCACAAAAGGGACAAGAGCTAACATTCTGGGACATCCTTCGGGGCGCTCCTGCTTACCTCATCAATTACGTTGTTGGGCTTCTCCTTGGCGGACTAACAGACCTGACGATCACGAGCACCTTCTTCGCTAGTGTAGCGTTGGCCCTCGCCACCAACGTATACTGGGCTGTCGCGTTCTTCTTCGTGATTCACATTGTTGTGCGTATCGTCAATGCGGTCAACAGCGCCATCGTGACGAACGGGCGTCTCGCCGGACAAGGCGCTTTGGCAGTTGCCACTGCTCTTCAGCCACAGGATCACAACAGGCTCGCGCTGGACCCAAAGGACCCTGGCCCGCCAGCGGAGACATCCTGATGAATCTCTTGACGATCAAGCGCCAGCACGATGACGGCAACCCCTATATACCGGGGCATCGGTACGAGGATACTTGGGAGCTTGAAATCGGCTGGAACCGGCTCAAACTCAACTACACCCAGTACTCGAAGAACCGTGGATTCTGCACCTGGTACCCGTTCTCGTTCTACTGGTGGCCACCGAGCAACCAGTGGTTCCGTTGGCGCATTCTGGGTATCAAAGTGCGCCTGCGTCAGGGTGGGCCTTTCAGTTACGCCACTCCGGGGGCATAATGTGTGGAAGCAGGAGATCAACGTGCAGGAGCCACAGCAACGATTCAAGGCTAACGCTCGCGTCCGACTACGCGAGGGGGTTGATCCTGGTTTCTACAACGGATTCAGTCGCGTCGGCAACGAGGGATGGGTCAGGAAGAGAAAACTAGACAAGTACGGGTACCCTCAAGTCCTAGTAGAGTGGGACAAGGATCACTGGGCCTACAACGGCCAGCCGGATGGCTGGACCTGGGAGGGTCACTTCGAAATCGCAGAGGATGCAAATATGAGCGAGACACCAGATAAAAACCAACGCGATGAGGCGCTTCAGACGCTAGCTGAGACGTTCGTCAAGGGCGTCGTCTCAATCATCGATGGTGGAGAGGGTCCGGCTAAGTCGGAGCCCGTGGTAGCAGAGGGGGCCGTCGAGGAGCATTGGACGGAAGCTGCGCGCGAGGCCGCTAACGCAGTCTTGAACTCTCCAGCATACATCGTGATCGCCCTGGACGAGCGGCAGGGTGAGGGCGAGGATGGTCCAACTATCGTTGTACCGTACATCATGGTCAATGCCCGTGACGAAAAGCTTCGCATGATCGCACAGTCGCAGCTTGGTCATCTACTGGCATCGCTTCAGGATCGCGCTTTGGAAAGCGCACTCAAGCAGGATACCAATGGCTAAGCATGGCCGACGAGTTCCAACAGGCAGGCGATATCTGCTCGAACTGTGAAGAGCGGTGGGAGAAGGCTGGTAAGCCTCCCATTGCCCTTGTCTCGCTTCCTAGCTTCACGATGCGATATCACGCGGCGGTAGCCACCTGCCCGTACTGTGATGGGCCGGTGCATGACATCGCTGCTGCGACGGCTAGAAGGCGAGAGGTCGATGCTGCTGAGTCCTGAAGAAGGCATTCCGGCCGTTAGCCCTGAACATGCGGAATCACTGAAGAACTCGGACTATGCTCCGTGTGCTAACTCTCAGTGTAATTTCCATATCGCGCCAGATACGCAACAGACCATCGCAAGCCACCAGGATCGTGGCTACTACACCTGCCCCAAATGCAAATGGTCGGCCGATCTACTCGCCGACGAGATGCCATGGCACGGCGCTGATTTCGAGTCCCCTGGCGAGTGGCTTGCAGGCGGCAAAACACGTATCGGACTCACGATGGATGAGCAGGGAGAAATCGGCGAGAAGCTCATTCAGGGCCTTGGCAGCCTACCTGGGTATGGACCGATCCTCTGGTGGCACCCTGGCTCAGCGAACTCTGGGTCCCCTCTTGATGGGGCGACCGCCCAATGGGGGATTGAGGTCAAGACGCGAGGCTTTGACGCCACACACCATCGTTTCGATCCGGGACGACCTGTTGAGCGTGAAGCCAAGAACCGCGAAGCGGGCGAGATGGGACTCCAGGGCATCCTTGGCATTCTCGTCATGCTCAACTTCCGCACGAGCATGGCCACCATCTATGTCAAAGAGATGCCGCTTGAACCGTGGAAGAACTCGCAAGGACAGACTTACCAGGGCATTTCTTCTTTCCGCACCAACGCGGGTGAACGCCTTCTGGAGCAGGTCCCATTCAAGAACCCGTTCATGGACCCCCATCATCCCGCACCGGATGCGCCAGCCCCGCAGCCACCCGAGGATGAGATTCCATTCTGATGATCGGACGACTCCCTACCTGCACTTGCGGCTCCTGCCCGAAATGTAAGCGAGCCGCGTATATGCGTAAATGGTGGAGCAATCTAACGCCTGCGCAGCGCAAGGCTAAGACGCGTAAACGCAACCTTCAGCGTGTGCGTGCCTATGATCGAGAACGTGGATCGCGCAATGATTCGAATGCAAGCAGAACGTCTGAGCAAGTACGAGCGCGCAATGCGGTAGCGCGAGCATTGCGCAAGGGCGATCTGATACGCCAACCATGTGAGTTTATAAATGACGATTGCTCTGGGCGTATCGAAGCCCATCATGACGATTATGATCGCCCGCTCGATGTGCATTGGGTTTGCACGAGTCACCATCGGATGCTTGAAGGCATTGGTCCTTTGGTTACTTCGGCAGGGTAATGAGTATGGGCTTTGATCCCGATACCATCACCCAGGACAAACTGCACGAACTGCGTAGTGCGGCCGAACACGCCTGGGGAGACGAGACGCGTCATCCTGACTTCCAGGGACACCCTCAGGCTAGTGCCGGTCAGTGCTTCGTCACGTCGCAGTGGCTAGCCGACAAGCTCGGTGGCTTTGTGGGTACTAAGCACGGTCACTACTTTTGGGTGTCTCCGGACAAGCAGTACGTTATCGATCTCACTGGTGACGAGAACTCTTACGAGCCGACGACCGCAAAGACGAGTCTGTTGGATGAGGACGACGAGCCATATGACTTCGAGCCCGAACAGAAGCGCCATCGCTCAGGGCCGATTATCTACACACGCGCAGACAGCCCTCTCTATCGTGACTTCCGCATCAAGACATATCCGGATCATCCGCGTGCAGAAACGTTCGCACGTCGAGCCAATGCGGCACTGGAGCGAGGCATCCCTAAGCAGGCGGATAGCGGCGAGTGGGGAGACGCATACCCCGGCGAAGAGCCGCAGGCCAATCAAGACTTCGAAAATCGCTACTTCCACGATACGCGCAGCGATCTGGAGCTTTCGATGGAGAAACCAAACGAGAAGGAGTACAAGTTCTTCTACGGCAATGGTCAGCTTCATGTCTCGCCGATGCATAGCCACGATGAACTACGCGATCACTCTGGGACTCCGGCGAACCATGAGGGTCCTATGGCGGTGGGCTACGTCACTGTGCGAGGGCGTGATGCTCTCTGGAGCGTAGAAGGCAACATCGCACTGCGCGGGCTCGTCAAAGAGCTTCAGGACTACGGCAAGCGCGTGGGTTGGACTTGGGGCGGGCTCGTGGACGGTAGCGGTCAACCCATCCACGATGACTTTGGAGCCAAGAAGTCCTACTGGTACACCACCAAGGGCGGACTCAAGCTAAGCGAGGCACCGTTCCGTGGCAGCAAGGGACGTATCGTGGTCGAAGGCAAGATGGCGAAGATTCAGGGCAAGCTCAACCCGGCCGCACGAGCGGGGCTAGAGGAATGGGCTGACGACTTCGGTCTTCGTCTAGCCGAGTATCCCGGCGGCACGGACATGAACGACCGCATGAAGAACAAGGAGTGGACGGAGGAATACGACAAGGGCAACCCGGAAGCCGAGCCCCAGAAGGCATTCGATGGCGAGCCGCAGGGTGAGCTAACGTGTTCGACATGCGGTGTCGTGCTGCCGAACTTTCGCCAGTACGTGTTGCACAACAAGCAACATGATCCCCTAGATGCGGCTCCCGCTTACCTGGATGACGGTCACTTCCCAACGCTCAACGACAAAGACGACGTTCTTCCTCTTCGTCTTCGCAACAGCGAACCTACGGCGCAACCGCTAGCTTCCTTCCGCGAAGCTTCGACTGTCGAAGACTTCGACCTCTACTCCAAGCTCTGGGGTTACAATCGCGACGAGGGCTATGTCTTCTACGGCGGCTACCTCGACGGTCAGATCGTCGGCTATGGCGTTGTGCGCCCCGGCGAGGATGAGGCGGAGGTCGTCATGGTGCATTCGGCAGTGCATAACCGAGGCGTAGGCACGGCCCTTTTGCAACGGATGCTGCTTCACTACCCGAATGCGTACACGCATGCAGACTCGCCAGAGGGAGAACGGCTCGTGCGCCGCATGGGCATGGTCAATACGAGCGGGCATCGCTACGTGACCGCAGCGGGCGGCAAGGAACCAAAGGACCTGCTCGAAGCGCCTCTTCCGTTCGTCTACGACATCGACAAAGACTACATCACGGTAGGTCATCCTGGTATGAAGACCTCGGACATCATGGGACAGTTCACGCCGGGTGGTATCGTGGAGGGCTACTACGAGCCCGGTGGCAAGATCGTCATCAACACGACGACCACGATGCCGTACTCGACCTATCACATGATGCAGCTTTGGTACTGGAGCCATCCTCACATGGAGATCACGAGCCTCGAACTTGAAAATCAGCAGGGTAAGGCACAGAAGCTCGCCACGGCGGACGTTGGCTCCTACGTCAAGACACTCACTGCGGCCGATGGAGCAGCCTGGAACGCCTTCCAGGCGCTACGTAAGGCCGGGGGTCATGTCTACGTCGTGGGCGGTGCCATACGCGATGCTCTACTTCAGAAGGAGCCGCGTGACATTGACTTCATGGTGTCGGGCCTCCCGGCTGAGCAGGTTGAGAATGTGCTCGACAAGCTTCCGGGCAGCGTCAACTGGGAGGGCAAGCGCTTCGGCACATACAAGTACCGCACCAAAGGACAGGAAGTGGAGATCGCTCTGCCGCGCACGGACACCTACGAAGAGGGTGGACGACGAGGCCAGGGCAAAATCACCGTAGACCATAACCTACCAGTGGAGAAAGACCTTGCGCGTAGAGACTTCACAGCGAACTCGATGGCGGTTGACCTTGAGACGGGACGACTTGTCGATCCTTACGGGGGAGCGAAGGATATTGAGTCCCATACCCTCCGTACTACTCACCCCGATTCCTTTGACGAGGACCCGACGCGTTTGGTACGCGCTCTCGTTGCTGCTTCACGGCACGGGTTGGTGCCGGATGAGCGCACCCGCAAGGAGATGGAGGAACACGCCTACCGACTCGACAACGAGTCGCCAGATGCGCTCAAGCAGCAACTAGACAAGCTCCTCGCAAGCCCCAATCCTGCCGGAGCACTACGCCTCGCGCAGGAAACTGGCGTGCTGCATCACATGTTCCCGGAGCTAGCGAACAACTTCGACTACGATCAGCGCAACCCGCATCACAACTACTCCCTTGGTGAGCACAGCCTGAACGTGCTCGACAACGTATCGCATCTGACAGATGATCCCGAGGTCCGTCTCGCGGCTCTCCTCCACGATGTTGGCAAGCCAGCTTCATCATGGGTCGATCCTGCGACAGAGGTTACGCATTACTACCCCGGCATGATCGACGGCCAGCCGGTCGGTGCCGATCACGCGAAAGTGGGCGCAGACATCGCCGAGCAACGTCTCCGTGAAACGTACAACTACCCCGTCTCGAAGATTCGTAACGTCCACAATCTCATCAGCCATCACATGTATCCCGATTTCAGTTCTCCTAAGGGCGCAAGACGTTTTTTGAATCGAGTGGGAGATTCGGCAGATGATTTGATGACCTTGCGTGAAGCGGACATTGCCGGAAAGGGTGCAGAGAACAAGCGCAATCAAGCAACGGTTGATCAGCAGCGCGAACTGGTTGAGCAAGCTCGCCAAGCCGGTGCTCCGACCACCCAATCGATGATCTCTGTGAACGGAAGCGATTTGCTTGTTCTGGGGCTCAAAGGACCTCAGATAGGCACCGTTTTGCGACAGTTGACAAATGACGTAGTAGAGAATCCCGCCTTGAATGAGCGCCCTGCGTTGCTACAGAGGGCTACAGAATACGCTCAAGCGCAGCCTAATACGTAGAACAACTGTGATTTCAGCGTTTACGGACTACATTTGGGCGGCGGGCTTTCTTGACGGCGAGGGAAGTTTTTACATGGACAAGCGATTGACCCGTGGGAAGTACTTGACGGTTCGTTCTCATGTTATGGCAAATCAAGCCGTGTATGCTGCGCCCATTGAAAAGCTACATGGTCTATTCGGTGGCACGTATCGGGAACGAAAGGCGCGAACAAGTACGGGCAAGCGTGTCTATGAGTGGCAGGTGACCGCCAATGAGGATGTGGCGAATACTCTAACGTTGGTGTTGCCGTTCCTTGTTGTCAAGAAACCGTTGGCAGAACTTCAGCTAGAGCTTACGCATCACCAAGGCAATCGTTTTGGGCGGGGTGGGAATCCGCACGCCGAGGAGCGCTTGCGTATTTACGACCGCTATGCTACACTCAGAGCAGAATACCATGCCCCTGGGTCTTCCGAGTAGGATCAAGTACATCAATGTCAGCCGACGGCCTAAACGTTATTTCGTCAAGCGAGCCGATGGGGCGCTTGAAGAAATCTTCTGCATCCATCTTGTTCATCCCGACCGACGAATTGCCGAGGCGCTTTCTATGCGCTGGCATCAAGACACGAGATCAGACGTTCATGCTAGTTCATAAAGAGTGTAATGCCGAGGATAAACGAACAACCAAGGAGTCTCTATGAAACGCCCGAAGGTCCCGGTTGGGGCACACATCAAAGCACACTGGCCGAAAGCCCCGAGGGCAATGGCCAAGCTCAAATAGATGATCCCTACTTCCCGACTGCCGAGGATGCAGTAGAAGCCAATCGGGCATCTTTCGCGGCCCATGGGCAGGCCAACCATGCTCTTCTTCGTCCCGAGGTCCTACAGGGCGCTCTAGGCCGCGCACAGAACCAGTACAACTATACGGGCAGCATGGCCAACGCAGCAGCGGCACTCGCTCATGGCGTAGGACAGGCGCAAGCGTTTGAGGATGGCAACAAGCGTACAGCCTATTGGTTGACCCATCACTTCCTGCATGAAAATGGGTACGGCCAGATCGCCCCAAGCGATGATGAGGAGCTAGCTGACCATCTCATTGGGTATGGAGAGGGCACGCACTCGATGGAAGACACGGCAAACATGTTCCGGGGTCGCGGGCACATCTCTCGCACAGCCAACATCCTTGATGAAATCCATGCAGAACTGTCACCCTTGGTATGGGACAACCCCGCCGCGACCAAGCCAGTCCTCAAGCCTCTCCACGCGCACTGGATCAAGAAGTCGATTTACGATACACTCGAACATGCGGGTTACACAAACGTGGAGGATTGGCTCACTCTTGTGCTGACGGGAAGTTTGACTACGTACCAGTATTCAGAGGACTCGGACTGCGACGTGAGCTTGTTTATCGACAGTCGTATTTTTCCTGAGTGGTCCCGCGCAGAGATGATCGCGCTCATGGTAGATAAGCTCGATGGCAGACAGATGCCGGGAACGCCGTTTCCTCTTCAAGACTTCGTGGTCGGCGGAGGTATCAAGCCCAATGACCTATACAAGCCGGGACTGCGTTCCGGCTATGACATCGACACGAACCAGTGGATCGTGCCTCCCGAGAAGAACCGCGTGCATGATGTGAAATCAGAACAAGGAGGCTTCTACGCATGGGCGCTCCAGATGGCAGACAAGATGGAACGCCTTCTGCGCTACGAGCCCGACGCGGCGATTCGCTTCTGGCACTCGATCCACAAGAAACGCCAGATCGACATGAAGAAGGGCAAGGGCGACTATGCCGAGTCCAACATCATCTACAAGATGCTGGCCAATCGCGGGCTCTTTCCTCAGATCAGCGGCGTAAGCGGCGAGTACATCGCTAAGACGGCCGCAAGCGATTGGTTCGCCCCGAGCTATATGGTGCCGGATGAGACGAAGCACGCGATCCACGAGTGGGCGCACACGCTTCCGTGGCCACTGGGTTCGCGCATGGCACCCCCTGATCGCTATCACGTCACGGGCGTCTACAGTCCGAGTGGTTTTGGGGACCCGAGTCACCACGACTGGGCGGAGTCACATAGCGGACTCACGTATCCTGTGCAGACAACAGGGGTCGAGAGTTTCTCTCCGCCCAAAGTCGGCGAGCAAGCACCGGTCGTCATGCGCGTGCATCATCCGCAATTGGAGGCAGATACGGAACGTTTGATGGACGAAGCGCAGCAACGCGGCCTACCAGTCTCGCGCTTCCCCGGTGGCTACAAGCCTCATATCACTCTGGGCTACAGTCCGACTCCGCTAGAGGTCGAGCATCCGAACATGAACTTCAAAGTCGGCCCGCTACGCGACCTCCATTCCTACTACGACGAGTTGAAGCAGCAGCGCGAAGGAAAGACTTCCGTGCAGACCCCGATGGGCTTCCAGACGATGTTCCATGTTTCTCCGCGCAAGAATCGCGAGTCGATCCTAGAGCATGGTCTAGAGGGACATGAGCAGGGACGCCGCGAGGAGTCGCCGTGGGACTACACTTGGCCGCAGCCTCCGGGCAACTATCTCTTTGACAATCTCGATGATGCGCGCGCATACACGCACACGATGCATCAGCAGATCAATCCCCGCGAGCCGGGAGAGTACGGGCATGATAATGAGGACTACGAAGAAGATCGATACGAGTACCCTGATCCTCCCGAGGGTTTTGAGGACTGGCCCGAGGAGGAGCAAGAGGCGTGGCACGATGAGGCGGAACCTGTCGAGCGAAACGACGATCCTAACGGAATGGACATCTACTCGGTGCAGGCTCATGGTCTGCCCATAGCTCCGGACCCCGAGGCGCTAGTAAGTCAGAAGGCGCATGACAACGACTGGGACCTCGGTCGCATTCATGATGAGCAGGAGAGGTTGCGTGCTGAGGAGACGGGGCGCGGATACGATCCAGATAGTCCAAACGAGGAATTGGGCGGCTACCACGGCACCGAGCCCAAGCGTTACTACGTGCCAACGGCCGTACAGCCATCGCGCCTCGCATTGGAGGAGCACCATCCCTCTTGGGGCCTAACGCCCGAGCATTCAGAAGAGGCTCACGAAGAGACAAACGACAAAGAGATACCGACGCCATGGGCGAAGATACCCTTCACGGAACGTCCGGTTCCCGGTCATGAGGCGAAGATCGCAGGCAATCCGCAAGTGGCGAAGTTCGTGTACCACCCGAACAGCAATCGTCTACTCTTGGGCCAGATGGGTCGTGAGGAGGGCGAGCATTCAACGCACTCGGAACTCGCCCATCACCCAATATGGGAAGATGTGCTACCTAAGGAAATGGCGTTTGGGGACATCAACGAGAACGGTTACGTCACAACGCATGCTAGGCCGCAGATCAGCTTGGACCACGATGACATGAATCAGTATCAGAAGCAGTATATGACCGAGGAGGCTCTTCGTCGCGCGGTGCCGGGGGCTCAGTTCACGAATCCGACTAAGAAGCTCAATCCTGCTTGGGAGCTACCGAGTGATCCTGAGGTCACATATATGGGTAAGCCGCCAGTCGTGACACCACGAAATGAACCCGAGGAGCGTTGGCAGTTCAAGGCGAGCAACCCAGTCGCCCACAAGGTCTATGACGAGACAATGCAGATGGGTGGCAGCACGCGTGATCTCTACGGCAACGGGCCGACTGCGCGTTATGGCTTTGCTCCTGACCTGGCCACCCAGACGCCGATACCCGAGGATCAATTCAGTCCTCAGGCCGTGGAAGACTTTATCGCCAGGTTCAAGGATCGTCTCCATGAGCCGGGGAAATACGTCGGGGCCTGGAAGCACGAGGGCAACATTGTGCTCGATGTGACCGAAGGCCATGATGATCACGATGAAGCTTATCAGCGAGCCTGGAACGGTCATCAGAAGAGCATGTGGGATTCGGTTGCGAATCAGGAAGTCCCTGTTCGTGGCCTAGATTACGAACAGCCCTTGACAGCGCAGTAGCGTATCCTGTATACTATGGGCTATGCCCCGATACCCTGAAAACCAAGTTGGATCGCGCCGTAGGGAGCGCCATTGCTCGCGAGAACGCGGCTGTACTTGAGGAAGAGCACACAGGCAAGCCTGTGGATACGCCGGACCGTCAATGGTTCCGTGAGCTTATCGCTGAGCCCCTAGATGAGGAGCAGTCATGATCATCACGCCATATAACCACGAGACAGACGAGACGCCAGAGCTTGGCGTCTTCATCGAAGCCGACTCGCTTGAGGAAGCTGAGGAGAAGCTGCGGGAGCTTGGACGCGAGGACCTTCCCCTGCTCATGACGAATGACCCCTCGGTATGAGCGTCACGGAGCCCGACAAGATGACGACGGCGCTGCGCATCGCGCAGACTGCCACTGGCCTCTTTTCGCCTGAGGAGATAGAACAGTCTCTTGCGCGCGATCTCGACCTGGACGAGCGACAGGTTTCTGCTATCATGCAGAGAGTCAACGCACGGTGGAATTGACGACCGTACTGCGTCATAATGACTGAATGTCGTGGTCTAAGGTTATCTCAACGCAAGATATAGGGTCCTGGGAGGAGGATTACTACCGTCTCGCGCTCGCCGACGCGCCACCCGAGCTACCGGCGCACTCTTTGCGTATCGGACACACGGACGCAACATGGTTTTCGGTCACGCCGGGGGTCGCTCATGTCTTCGCCAGTGGGGGTTCGATCCTCGACCGCGAGTATGCTTGCCGCATCGTGGAGGCGCAGCTAGTTGGCCACGGCATCGAGCGGGCGCAGTATCGTCTCGATTGGGATCACGCCGACACGCAGTTGATCAAGGAAGCGGACTGGAACGATATCGAAGCAAAGGCCAAGCGTCTTATCCAGTCAGGCAAAGTCCACATCCTGCGCAACAGCGCTCAGATCATCGCTGGCCACGTCGAAGGCGATCACGGCGACTACACGACAGAAATCACACGGCAGGACCCAAGCTCGCAGGCTATCTCGCTCTGGTCGTGCGGCTGTAAGTGGGATCAGTTCGCCTGGCAACGCACTCGTCAGTGGAAGAAGTACGAGGGTCGGGTGTGCTCTCATGTGCTGGCCACCTACTGGCTTGCGCAGACAATGCCTCTCGATGAAGAAACGGGACCCGGCGCTGAAGGCCCGCAAGCGCCGCAGGAAGGCGGTCCTGGAGCCGTTCCAGCGCCAGAAGGCATGGCGCAGGTCCCTGGTGGCGGCACGGGTATGGTGCCTCCAGCGACCGCTCCTGGCCCGCAACAGCCTGGGATGCAGAATCAGATAGCCCCCATACCGGCTGGACCAGGCACGCCTCCTCCGGGGCAAGCGCCCGAGCCACCTGAACTCATTCCGCAGTACCCGCATGATCCCTCCCTTCAGCCCGCGATCAATCCTGTGTCCGTCCCTGGCCTCAAGCCACAGACGCCACTCAACCCGATCCAGTCTCCAGGCGGCACGTTCTCCCACGTCGCGGCGCAGCAGTTCACGAACGGACAGATGGTCCAGTTGAAACAGGAGGACGTTGGGCAGACCGTTGGCTTGAATGCAGGCCAGACGGCCACTATTCCGGCCAACAGCATTGGCGAGGTCCTTGGTTCTGATCCTCTAGGGCTCGTGAACGTCTACTTCGCGGGACCGCAGGCTCAAGCTGGTAGAATGGAACCTCACGGCATCACAGGATGGTTCTGGCCAAAGGACTTGATCCCACGCGGAGGCATTCAGCCTCCCGGACCCGCCGTGCAACGACGATGAACCTAAGGTTTGCCATCAAAGAAATCAAGAACCTGATCGTCTGCCGACTAAAGCAAGCGGGTGAGCTATGGGCCTCGTGGAATCCGCAGCCTACGTGGCGCGAAGTCTTGCGTTTGACGATCTACGAGACAATCGCTGTTGTTGTGCTAATCATCTTGATCGAAGTCGTTACCGAACTCATTGCTTGACTTTGGTTCATCGCTCTGATATTATCTAGGGCTATGCGATACGAAAGTGGTTCTGGCAGTGCGCAGTTGATGGACGATGCTGTGCGCGTGAGCAAAGGCGTAGCGGCCAATCAATCGCAGGAAAGCCTGGACGACCAGTTGAAAGACATGCTCGTCCTCGCTACGCGCTTTGGCCTGTACGACGCGGCCGACTGGCTCAAGGACCTTCTGGGTCATCGCGAACGGTTCCAACAAGACTACGGGGAGCTACCGACATGAGCGCGGGAGAACTACTTCAGAAGTACGAAAGCGAGTACTTCGAGTTGCGGAAAAGGATGGATCACGCCGAGGCCGTCTGTGAGCTTCGCTCGTACGACTATGAGATGGGTCGGCGAGCAGAATGATCGCGGCGCTCTCTTTCGGATGGGCATTCTTGGGCGCGATAGGCGCTTGTGTGCTCATCAGCTATCTGGGCTATGTCCTCTTGGGAGGGCGACTCTGATGTGGCGCGATTCTCAATCGCCCCCGGAGGGCCAGCCCGAGCGCAGAAAGCGCAGGGCTCGCTATCTCAAGGCTCGCCAGGAGCAGCGCAGCTTGGCGGTCGCTCAGGCGCATTACGGCGGGATGCTCGATGACATCTCGACCGAAAGCTTGATCGTACAGCGCGTGAAAACAAGCGAGGACGTATGCGCTTGGCTTTTGACGCTACGGCAAATCCACAACGCTGAGATTGCTTTGGCGGAGTTGCTAGAGGAGGCATGATGACATTCGCTGATCTCAGAGCGTCGCTTGAAGACCGCGTTCGGACGCTCGAACATGCGTATAGCGCTGAAATCGATGTGCCACTTGCTAAGCAGAACCGGTACAACGTTTACACGCTTGAGGGTCGGCTGGAAGAGGCACGCGCCATCCTGCGCCTTGTAGCTTCCGTAGACACGCGACCTGCGCTCATGCAGATAGATGCCGATGGTAGCGTCGAGCTTGTCATCAGCGACCCCGAGCCCGAGTGGGGTGAGCAGCAGCGCGGTGACTGGCCGATATCTACCTTTGCTGATCTATTGGTCCCGCGTGAGGAACGAGCGCGTATCAAGAAGATCGTCACGACTCCCGTTGCAACGTGCGAGGACGATGCTGAGCCTGGCACTGATCGACACGATCCAGGGCGGTGCTAGATGATCTTCCGTGAAATCACCCCATCTCGCTATCGCGTGCTCGCGCATGAGGGCGACACGAAGTTTCGTGGCGTCGTAGAGAAGCACACCTTTCGCGACGAGAAAGGCATCACGCGAAGCTGGTGGCTCGCTCGTGGCGCAGACGCCGGATGGAAGGTGTCTACCAAGGGCAAGTTCAAGACTCGCAACGAGGCTGGTCGAGCGCTGCTTCAAGACGACAAGGAACCGTACGCAGACAAACGTATGTCCTGGAAGAAGAAACAGGGCACTACGGTTGGGACATGAGGATGGATGCATTCGAGGCCCGCGATCAACTGAATGAGCCGTTTGAGGGTCAGCCCACGCAGGCGCATTTCGAAGCGATCCGTGTCCTGCATGATTTGCCAGCCGACGCTGAGATTGCGTGGGACCCTCATCGAGGGTGGTCCTATCGCAAGCCAATCGATCTCGATGAGATCAACTTCACCATCACGGTGGGCACATGATCACCGAGGTCCTTGAGGAGCGCGGCATGCTCGACCTGTCCGCGTGCCGGGACTGGAAGACCGGTGCCTCTCTCGGCGGGATGGCTCGCTGCAACCGCTGCGGATGGGAGGGCCTCCCTACATACTGGCGGGGCGAGGTCCTGACCGAATGTCCGAAGTGCGAAGGCTTCGAGGACGGCGACCTTGATCTCTCAGATGCCGATCCGGATACGATCATCTGTCGCATTCGGCAACGTGTCCTCTTGCGCCCTCAGGCACCGAAGCAGGGACGGAACGAGCCATGCGCCTGCGGCAGCGGCAAGAAGTTCAAGAAGTGCTGCGGTCGCTGATGTTCTACTACCTGGGCATTCCTGTGGAGATCGTGCCTGATCCCAACGTCAAGGGCAAGCGGGCCATTGAGTTTGGGTTGGGCTACGTCAACGCACGTTGGCCAGATGGTAAGGTCTACACGCATTGGCGGGCACAACTCTATCCGACGCCTTGGCCATCGCTCTCACTCGCGCAGGCCGCTCTTGCAGGCGTTAGCCTAGTCTGATATACTATATTCATGCTTTCTCGCTACACCTATCGATACGCAGAGCGGCTGCGCAAAGCGCAGTTCATCATGAAGAATCAATGTCAGTTTACTGATGCAGAGATTCGCAAAGCAAAGCGAGTCATTCAGGAGGCCACAGTCAATGACTAAAAAGGACTATCAAATGGTGGCGGCTGTCCTCAATCGACAGCGCAATGGTTTCTTGGCTGACGCATCAAACGAGAGTCTCAGTCGCATGTCTCAACGGCTGCTTGAGAACTATAGTCATGGGATCGAGGTCAGCGCTGAAGCTCTTGCAGACGAATTCGAACGGGAGAATCCTCGCTTTGATCGCGACCGCTTCCTGATCGCTTGTGGGGTGTCGCGATGATGACTCATAAGGAGGCCAAGGCCATTGCTGCTCTGCTCTCCTATGGGCGCATCGATTGGTCAAGCGAGCCCGAGTTCGGGCACCTTGAACGGGTGGCGGTCAAAGTCAAGCCGCGTGCCAAGGTCGTCGCTTGGTTGCACGATGCGGTCGAGGATGGCCCGACCAACTTCGGAGCGCTCAAGAGCGCTGGCATCAGCGACGTGGAGTACTCGGCGCTGTTCCTCCTCACCCGCATGCCGGAGGAAACCTACCTTGACTACATTCGAGGCATCGCAATGGCCGAAGGCGAGGCCGGAGAGATCGCTAAGGAAGTCAAGCTGGCAGATAACGACGACAACTGCACTCGGCCATGTCCTGCGGATAAGCAGGGGATGCGCCAGCCGGGTGGTCGCTACGACAAGGCGAGGAAAATCCTGCGAGGAGAAAAGAAATGAGTCCTCGCCCCATCCATCTCCACTTCTGCTACACTCCTACGTCATGACTAAGATACCGATCACGCTAACGACTTATGCCTCCATCGATGTGCAGGATGACGCCGTTCTGGACCTAGATCGAGGCGAGGCCATGTATGGCGTTCCTTTCGCCAGCGAGAAGGCACTCCTTGAGCATTTGGCCATCAATCTGATCGGTCTTGGGCTCTCGCTATCCAACTTGGACGGGTGGGCGGATTTGCCCGATGATGCGGTGACCGTGAAAATCGATGACATCGTGAGCGATGACTGATGGCCGCTGCTGATTCACAAGCTCGTCGGGAGTACGATGCAAGCGTTGAGGCGGCTATAGATGCCCTGACGAACGGGACGTGTGATGATCCGGACTGCGGTATCTGTTACCGGAGGGTCAGTCCCGCGCCCACGACTCACATTTCCTTCGTGGAGCCCGACGTGCAGGCTCGGCAGGAGATTGATGCATATCTCAATAACGGCGTAAAGCTCGACATCCTTGCCACGGCCGACATGGCTCCTGACTTGGCATACCGTCTGCGCAAGATGCGCGAGACGGCAGATGAGTTGATGGCCGAACGCGACAGGGCAGAACTCGCGAGCGAGGAGTGGGAGCAGCTTTACTCCATCGCGATTGGGATCGTCCACGAACATAGGGATGATCTCCGCGAAGCGTGCGCTGAACGTGACAACTGGAAGGAGTTGGCCTTCGAGGAGGCGACGCTTCGCGGGTCCGTGGAAGCGAGCCTATTCGTTGCTGAGACTAGGGCGTCTGAGGAGGCAGCCGAGGGCGCTCGACAGACGCAGCTAGCCCAAGACCGTCTTCAGATCATCAGCTTCCTGGAATCGGCTGTGCTGACCTATGCCAACCACGCTTGGAATGACATCAAGCGTGAGATCATGAGACGTTGGCCATGAGTGACGTGATCGATGAGTTCCCGACGCGTCAAGGGCGTCCTCCGATCTACCCATGGGGCATCTGGAGCGACGGCCAGGTCTACAAGCTCTATGCGGGCGAGGACTTCAATGGGCAAGCTGCATCATTCCGCGTGCTCGCGCACCGGACGGCTAAGACCATGGGACTCAAGGTCGAGACTGCCATCGTTGATGACGGCGAGGCCATCATCATCGAGTTCAAAGAAGCTGACGGATCACCCTTGACTTCGTAGTTGCAGTCCTGTACACTCACGATCAGAACGACTCTGATCCCCAAGCAAAGGAATATCATGAAGCGCATTCTTGTAGGACTCGTGGCGACGGCGCTTCTGGCGCTTGGCGGTACGAGTACAGCATTGGCAACGAAGGCCGTATCGGCAAAGGCAACGTATTCGAACTGTACGACGGTTACGGGTACGAAAACCAAATGCAAGAACTACTACGCGCGAGGCCCGGTTGGTCCCAAAGGTCCTAAAGGCGCTCAGGGCCTTCCGGGCATCCCTGGAGTAGCTGGTCCGATTGGTCCAGAAGGCAAGCAGGGGCTACAAGGGGCCATCGGAGCAACGGGTCCTGCGGGTCCCGAAGGCAAAGAAGGTTCCGCCAGCACGGTGCCGGGACCCGCTGGTCCGCAGGGTCCTAAGGGCGACACTGGTGCTACTGGAGAGGCTAGTACCATCCCCGGTCCAGTGGGTCCGGCAGGTGCGACTGGTCCTCAGGGTCCGGCTGGCACTAGCCCGCTGGTCTTTGGTCCATATTCGTCCACGAGCGAAGATACGTCTGGATGTTCAGGGCCTCCGGAAAACAGCGACCATGAATCGGTTTGGGCGAACGATACGTTCACCAGAACATTCATTGTATCTCCCCAGTCGGACGGTACATTCGTCGTGACGGAGTTGTTCAACGGCACTTTCGTAACCAATGGCGGCGAAGGCGTAACGCCCAACTGTCAATCGCTGAACGCGGGTATCGAAGGGCAATTCGTTGGCGATGAGGTATTCACCGTTCCCACGCCCGTTGGATTCAATCCGGCAGCAGCAGGCGCAGTGAGCAATACGGGAGACTTCTTCAAAGTCTTCTTCAATGCTTCTGTGCCTGGTAGTTACGCATGGCAGTTCCACTACATCACTACGAGTAACGGAACGTGGGACAATGCTGACGCTTCGGGCGGCGGCAACGTAGGCAGCATCCATAACTAGACGCTAGTTTAGTTCGCTCACGAGCGCCTCGCCTTCGGGTGGGGCGCTCTTGCGTTAGACGCGATTTCTTGGTAGACTCCAGGCGAAATGTCATGACATATTCAACAGGAAGGCATATCGTGAAGCACAACTTCAAGCGCATCATCGGTATTGTCGCTGCGATAGCAGCGCTGGCGGTACCGGCATCAGCGATGGCATGGACACCGACGAACCTCTCTCTGTCCTGTGGACAGGTGGATGTCTCGGTACCAACCGCAGGAACGTACAACTACAGCGTCACGGGGCTGCCTAACGGCACGTTCACGACCACCACGTCTCCCGAGTGGGTGACGATTGGCGGCGTGTTCGGTAATGGCCTCAAGACGGTCAATGTGAAATACGGCACGGAGGCGGGGACATCTGTCACCTATCTCTTTGTCAACTGCACGGAACCAACGGGCAAAGAAGGTCCTCGTGGTCCCGAAGGTCCCGCAGGTAAAGGTACGCCTGGCGAAAAAGGCGCTACCGGTCCTCAGGGTCCTTCAGGTCCAGCAGGCCCAAAGGGCGACACAGGCCCCGGCGGTCCAGCAGGTCCTAAAGGCACTACGGGCGAAACAGGTCCGAAAGGTCCTCCTGGCTCGCAAGGTCCGTCAGGTCCTCCGTCTGAGGTCCCCGGTCCTGAAGGACCAGCCGGTCCCACGGGTCCGATAGGGTCGAAAGGTCCTGAAGGCCCTCAGGGTCCAGCAGGGTCTAAAGGCGAACCGGGGTCGGGTCTTCCTGGCATTCCGGGAGTAGCCGGAGCGGTCGGTCCTCAGGGACCAACGGGGCTTCAGGGCCTCTGTTGCCCTCCGGTCGTCAAGGCCCCTGCACCAAAGAAGAGCGCACCTAAGAAGGTCAAGCACCACGTCGTCAAACACACACCGGCCTTCACTGGCTGAGGTCATGACGACTCGTAGCATCAAGACAGCGGCAGCCCTCTTCGGAGGGCTGCTCTGTCTTTTTTCTTCTACGGCGTTGGCGAACACGCCGACCGTTACGCTGCACAGGACGATGCCCGTGCATGCGAGCCCACATGGGCGAGTGACGGGAGCAGTCAGCGCCACAACTCCGCTCACGCATCAGCTTACGGTGTTGCCGATCATCGCCTCGAAGCCCGGATGGGATCGCGTGCGACTGCCACAGCGGCCCGATGGCTCGACAGGTTGGATTAGCACCATTGGCACCACTCTTGGCACTACTCCGTGGCTCATACGTGTCAATCGCGCCGAACGCAAAGCCCGTATCTATCGCTCAGGGCGTTTGCAGCGCACCTATAGCGTCGTCGTGGGCCGACCGAGCCTTCCCACTCCTGCGGGGACGTTCTTCGTGGCGGAGGTCTTCGAAGATCGAGGCTCTGTCTCAGGTCCGTATGCACTCGCTACGTCGGCTTACTCGAACGCCCTTCAGGAATTCGATGGCGGGCCAGGACAGATCGCGCTCCATGGTCGAGAAGGGTTGCCTGAACCATTGGGTACGGCCTCTTCTCATGGCTGCATTCGCTTCGACAACGCGGCCATTGGATGGCTCGCGTGGCATGTGCTTCAGGGGACCTTGATAGTGATACACTAACGGCGTGAAGCGCATCCCGCTGTACGGCAACGGAAATGTTATTCGAGCATACGCGCTCGTGGATGACGGAGACTTTGAGGACCTCAATCAGCACCGTTGGTGCTTGTCTGACGGGCGTGCCGTGCGTACCGTTTTGATGCATCGACAGATCATGGGCGAGCGCGTTGATCATCGGGACCGCGATCCTCTCAATAACCGGCGTGAGAATCTACGCCCTGCCACGTTGGCACAAAACAATCAGAACAAAGGGCTGTCTCGCGCGAACAAATCGGGCTATCGAGGAGTCTCCTGGAACAAGAAGCGCGAGAAATGGGAAGCACAGGCAAAGCTCAATTACCGTAGTTACCACCTTGGGCGTTATGATACCCCTGAGGAAGCGGATGAGGCGGTCAAAGCCTTGATACTAGAAAAGATCGAACCTCATCTCCTCTCTCGTCGTCTATCTCGGCTCAAGGAAGCCCAACGGCGACTGTCGCGTGTTCGGTGCCCTGGATTCTGTACACAGGGACACAAGTTGACTCCCGACAACCTTTACGGAGTCAAGGGAAAGCAGCAAAAGTGTCGAGCTTGTACGATAGAAAGAGGAAAATCTAAGACAACGTAGAGGTAATACCTGAAATGGTGTCTCTCCCGTCCTCGACCGATGAATGACGCAGCGAAGGAAACCCCGGTGGCCCGGTCTGTTGCGCGATCTGTTTCTGGGCAGCCTAGCGTTGGTCATTCTCTACACCCAACTCTTTTTGGACAAACCGGCACAGCCCATCTTGATCTTCCTGGTGATCTTTCTTTTCGGATCAATCCCGGCCCTTCGAGGAGACAACAAAGGAAATCGTCCGAGCACATTCGCACGGATTATCATGTCCCTGATGGGGGTACAATTCCCAGAGAACTACAGCGAGAACGAAGAGGGCACGCAACCATTCGCAGATGGCCCAACACCGTCGCCTGGACCTTCGCATGCGGGGCACTCGGCGTCATCCTCCAAGTCGCACTCAGCATCCACTAAGGATCGGCAATGACGACCCAACGCTTTAGGACA